TAATCATCTGTCCCGTCATCGTCACCGCTTCGGCCTGACGCACATCAAAGAAGCGGAAATGCTCGTTGCCGAACGCACCGTAGCACGAGTTGAGATTAATCTTGCGCGTATTCTGCTGCAATCCCCACTGCACGGACTCCCGTTCATACTGCTGACGTTCTTCTGCGGTTGATGCTTTCGCTGCTTTTTTCTTCGCGTCCGTTTCTTTCTTCTTAGCAGACTTGCGTTCTTCATAGAGTCGAGCGAGAATTTCAGGGAGAAATCCTGGCATATCTACACGAAAAGTTTGTTTATTTGGTGTGAGGCACACCGACAGCACTCGTAACCACGGAAAGGGATCAAGCGTGTTACTTAAATCTCGCAGTGTAGTTTCGGTGTCTGTATTTTCCAGATATGTAATCAGTTCTCGCAATGCCCACGCAACAATCGGTGTGTCAGATTGCTGCACATCGATTAACCAATTACGTGGTGTACAATCACTAATTGAGGGTATAGTTTGTATCGTATCAGCACCTGAAAGATACTCAATATGATCCAATCGTGATTTCAACCAATCAATCGGAAGATGGCGATCTGGGCTAATATTCCATTGACGCATAATAGACGGATACAGTGAGTTTACGTCAAACGACACTACCCATTTGTGTTTTCCTGCAAGGGGGTCTTTCACATACGCGCCGGCATATTGAGCGCTTTTATGTGTAGTTTGTTTCAGTGGAATTGCTATGCGCCGATCATACAGCTCATAATACATCATTGCATCCCACAGCCGTACTTGCCGGAACGTATCCTGAAAATTCACACGGGCACCGTAGGCAATCTGCACACACAAATCGAGATGATGCAGCTTGTTGTTTAAGGCGCGTACCAACTCCACGTCCATCAGATTGTAATCGATAAACTTCTGATAGTTTTCGTCCGCCAATTTTTGCAATGATCCATATTCATCATAGGCGACTTTCTTGCGTCCAAGTTCAACTTCAGCAATCGCATCTAATCGGTATGACTCTTGCTGTGTGAGCGAAAACTTTCGATAGAGTTCAAGATAGTCCAGAATTGGTACGCCAACAATGTCCGGTAACTTCTGATCGCGGCCCATTACCATTACTATTCGATGTGTAAGTTTTTGCCATGGCGATAATACAGAGGAAGTAATTTTTATCTGCTTCTCTTTATAAAGGCGGTCAATACGATTTAAAATATAAGGAATGTCGTAAGTATGAGTATTCCACCCTGTAACAATATCAGGATAATCAGCCGTCCACCAACGGATGAATTCAGCTAGCAACATCACTTCATTGGCGCATTTTGTATAAGTGACATCCTCACGAATGTTCTGGTAATCGCCACAGCCCCACACATGATAATGCCCCCATACTTCTGCGGTAATAGCGATGATAGGTTGATACGGATTTTCGGGTGGCGCAAAGCCTTGATCGGAAGCAACTTCAATATCCAGAAAAACCGCTCGAAGCTTCTCGAATGGCATACCACATTTACGCCTCACTTCTTCCGCAAAAAATTGCTGAACAGGAGCAATAGTACCATAAACAATACGACCTTCTTCTTTTGCTCGGTCTACGAAATGATGATATTGCGAAATATTTTGATGACGGCGTTCTTTCAATGGAGTGTTATCAAGTGTGCGCCAATTATTTGTGGAGTCTTGCGCGGCACATGGACGGAAAGTACGCGGCTGATACGGCACTTTGAAGTAATTAGCCTGTCGTGTGATTGGATCACGCAGCCGTACTCCCAAGTCATTTTTCAGTGTTACTACACTTGTATAGTAGTCATACGGATGCAGCATAAGACCTAGTATACCTCATGTTGAACTTTTATACTAGGGAACTAGGATTCAGTTAATGTTATCTTAGAGATAGGAGAAGATGGTAATGAAATTCCAGATAGTGCTGCCAGATACTGTGTTTCAAGCTCGGACTCAGGAGTCATTATACACAAAATATGATCGCGATTAAGTGTAATGGGTTCACGATTGTTTCCACCCCATGTAAATGGCATCATACCAAGCGCCATCGATGACTCACCACTTCGTAAAGGCTGAAGTGCTAGTGGAGATTGTATTGTAACTGTTTGGTTGCTAGTGGAAACAACCTTTGCGATAATCTCACGATCACTCAAAAGCTTAATAACTTTCACATTCGCTGTACTCATTATATTACTCCCTGTTAAAACTGTGTTTTAATACTACCAGTCGAAAACAAATGATATTCTGCTTTACGACGTCTGGTAAGTCCTTTAGATTCCACTAGGACTCCGCGACTATCTCTTACCTTATTCCATGCAACAAAGTTTTGTTCAGTCACCAGCGAGACATTTCCTGATTTTAACTTACGGCAAATTGTGGATGCTCGGAACCCACCAGGCCCAATATTATATGCTAAACAAACACAGGCGTCAAACTGATGCTGAAGAATTGGGTTGCGTAAAATTTGATTAATTGTAGACTCAAATAGCTGAAGGTCTTTGCACAAATAAGCCTCGGCCTCCTGTTGCGTGCACGTCATTCCTTTTACAACAGGGCTATTATTGATGTACGTGGTGCCGTATCCAATCGTCCATATCTTGGCTACATCAGGATACGCAACTAGTTTACAGCCTTCAAACTCTTTAATTAAATTGATACCTAATCCACTCGTTCGCATATTATTTTCGTGTCTTTCCAATTTCATATTTAGCGCACAAATTCCAGTTCTGCTTATCCTTGAACGGAATGATCTTAATCGTATCAATGGATGCGGCTGGCGGGATCTGGGCCCGCTGAGGATGCACGATCTCGATGAGCCCCCACTGCTGAAGTAGGATCGCGATAGCATTCCGTCTAGCCAAATCCTCCGTAGTCATTTTCGTCCGAGAAGCTTTACCGTCAAGTAAAAACATTTCCTTGAAATGCACAAGATAGTACTTCTGTCGTTTATATAAAATATGACATGATTGCCATAATGTTTTTTGATGAACATTAGGATCTTTGCTGTATGCCGGTGCGCCAATGCGAGTTAGCGTTTCCTTAACCTTCAAAAAATTATCAGCAGGAACTTTTGTACCTTGTTCCTCAACTAAAGGAAACTGTATCTCGATAAAAGATTCCTCGTAATTGTATAGAGACATAACGTTTCTCCATCTTATCGATGAATGTCGGAGCGAGTGTTCGCTCAGCGCGCTGAGCGAACCCAACGTAGTTCATTATGCCTCAGGTTCCGGTGGTGTAGGTTCCGGTAGAGGTGTAGGTAGCGACACTTCACATCCGGCAAGAGACGAAAGTGCAGAAAGCTGGCCTTCAACGAACGCCCCCACCGCGGCAAACACAGCCGGATCGTCCACCGACACCATCCGATGACCGACTTGCCCCATTACGTCATCCACTAAATCAACAGACGCCGTAAGGGACGTAACACCCCGCGACGTGAAACTGACATGTCCGCCAACAAGTTTACCTGTAATTGCCATATTTTCCTCCTAAATTAATAAAACCGTGACGGTCGTGCTCCTTCTTCTAGTGCACGCCGCATCATATTTACCTGCTCTTTAGTATGTAGGTGAAGATGAAGTTTGGCTTCACGAATGCTCAAACCATAATACTGGGCAATAATCTTTACTTCGGGGTCGTCCAATAGCTTCGGCCACTTCTGAGTAGTTCCGTCAGCCTTCCTCTTGAATCGCTCACGAGGACGCACACTATGAATATAATACGCTGCATGCATGTCCTTGGTCAGTGTTGGGTGTTCATTCATCTGAGCAGCCGCCTTTACGGTATCCTCAGATAAAGAGAATGCTCGGTTGATAAGAAACGGCTCGTAGGGCCAATTCTCTTCAACAATGTCTTGATAGGTCAATGGCCGAATGGAGGATAACGCATTAATTGCCTTAAATGCTAAGTTTTCCTTAACAACCTCTTCTTCATCAAGGTTTATCCATTCACCAGTTCCGAGATCTACTACTCCGTTTTCAGCAAATGGCTTTTCTTTCTTCGATTTAATTGATGGGCGCCATGTACCAGCAATGGGGGGTTTTATTGCCATAGAAGCCCCTTACTTATATTGTCCGTTGTGAATCAACTCCAGGCAGTACGCTGCAAGATGCACTTGAGGATCGAGCGCGTTCAGATGACGATATTGATAATCTGCCGTTAGGACAATCAGTGTTGGAAGACAGTTTGCTTCAACGTGCTCGTGTATCCAATCAAACACCGCTCGATAAAACTTAGATGGGTCGATATCAGAATGTTGTCCAATCCATGTTCGTGCATCTGTATAGTTTTTGTTTATAATAGCTTTCCATAACGCGTCAAACCGCACGTCCGCGTGTTGCCCTAACACCATCGGCGTCAGTACCCCATCGACGCAAGCACGTTGTGTCTCATTAATCATGCGTCTGATATCTGGCCACCAGCGCTTGATAACGTGAATTAGTAATTCTTCACTCGCAGTGACTCGCTCCTGCATGAGAATAAACTGAAGCCGCTGAAGTGTCGATAGCATTAGAGTTTTCTTTTCCGTCACAGGAATTGCAAACGATATGCCACTACACCGAGAATGCAGTGCAGGAATAATGCGATTGCTATAATTACACGTCATAATAAATCCGCAATTGATAGCGAATTCTTCCATCAACGCACGGAGCGCGGGTTGTGTCGAGTTAGGATTAAGATAGTCCGATTCATCAAGAATAATGTATCGTCGTTTTCCATTAAACGAGAGAGCTGCCGCAAAGTCTTTAACTTTGTTGCGAAGCGTATCAATCCCACTTTCTTCCGAGCCGTTGATAAACATCGGAGTTGTATTAAGTTCACGACACATCGCAATAGCGAGTGTTGTTTTCCCCATGCCCGGCCCGCCAGCGAGAATCATATTTGGAAGATCGCCTTGTGCAACAAAACTTTTTGCTGTATTTTTAATGTCGATGGGGAGAATACACTCGTCTATAGTACGCGGTCGATACTTCTCGACCCACAAAAACTGTTCAATCGCCATATGTCACCTATACATGATAAAAATAGGATACGTCGGGAAGTATCCCTCGCAGTTTCGCCCAACAATGTAAGACAGAGTTTCCGGTCAGGCCGGAGCCTTACATTCGTGCTGCTTTCTCATGGCGTCCCATGAGCCATCTCACGGCGTCCCGTGAGCCAATCTTTATCGAATCTTGACTACATGATAAAAGAAGTGGGAGTGTTGGTTGAAACTCCCGTCGCAGATTTGTGACCAACTCTAGCACTCAGTTCAACGAGCCGTCGCTCTCCCCGTTTGCTAGACGTTCCGCTTTCACACAGCGTCCTGTGTGCATTGCCGTATTAGGTGCGAGTCTTGACCACATGACCCGACGTGAGATATGTTACTTTCTTCGTCGGATCGTTGAGACGAAAAAACATACCAAACAGCGTAGTGTTACTTGTATTATTACCGATTTCTCCAACCTCAACAGTATAATTTCCAGGCAATAGTTTAAGGGCATCAAACTTAACTGCCCACGTGCTTTCTACAGCCTCTTGTACTACTGTATTTGGCATATTATATGACGCAGATCCCATTGCATCTCCACCCTTGTCTTTTTCATTGACTAGCTTGAGAACAAGTTCACCGCTACTATTAACGATGATATGTAATGAAGTCGTCTGCAACACTGACGCAGTACCTTTAATTCTCTGCCAGAGTTCCTGCGACAAATCAAACGATGCAATGGGTTTCTTTAAATGAAACTGAACTGCGGGCGGTGCGACTACTACATCTTCGTGAGCATATGGAATAGTTACGCTGCCATGATCATGATTGACAACTAATGACGACGAACCAAATGCAATCGTAGGTAGTTTATCAGTTTTGCAAGTATCAATGATGCCAAGCAAACGACCAAGTTCATACAGGGCACACTGCTGTGGAAACGCCTCAGAAAGCTCTACGTCTGCAATAAAATTACGAGTATCGTTACATGCTCGCTGTAAATGTCCTGCTTTGAACACTACCTGATTGTTGATATTCGCAAAGTTTTTTAGAATTTCAACTGTTGTGTCATTTAATTGATACGACGCCATAATCATCCTCATTAAAAAATACGCATACCTGAAACGTAATATTCATATATTCACCCATGCACAATAATACCTGACTTAATATTATACCACCACTTATCAACCTCAGCATATAAATCATCATAACTGCCTTGATTTACAATTTCATCATCATAGGCAATATTGGAATCTTGTAGCCATTCCCATTCAGATGTATGAAGTGCCTTCAAGCCGGCCACATTTGCCGGCGATAGCCCTTTTCGTGCAGTCGTCCATAGTTGTTCGTGTATAAAAGAAGGAAACTGTGCTAGTCGTAATAGTAAAAATCGAGTGCCGATTTTTCGTAGTACTTCTCGTTCATTAACAAAACGTACATCATCAATCACAATATTCTCTGTAGTATCGATTCCTCGTATTTTTGCTATAACGAGATCGGCCCAAATGCTTGATAGCACATGATTACGGAATACATCAGTACCAATGTATTGAAGAGCATATCGGGGAGAAAATGGTTTGCCCATTCGTTGTGACCAAAAGTCATCGGGTTGTTCGCGCCAGGTTCGATCTTGCGGGGTTGCCCCTTCTAACCGCTGTCGATCCCATGCAAATGCTGACGCAGTAATATCTTTCACCGCTGAAGCAAAACTAAGCCGTACGAATCCGTGTTGACGCACTAGGTATTCCGCAACAGTAGATTTTCCTGATCCAGCAAACCCACTTAATCCAATGATGCACATAATATTCCTGTGTGATATCGTATTTAAAACATTACGTTGTCCTATTGGGATTAATATAATCTTCAATTGATGCGTCAGGTGCCGTCTTTAGCCATTCGTCACGGTTTGCCTTGTAATGGTTTGAAAGTTCTTCCACAGGTACGTTCAATGTTTCAGACCACTGAGTAAAAAGTTCTTTTCGCCTAGTAGCGGACAAAGCATAAAATGCTTTGATTGTTAATACTCCCGATGTGTCGGCTCCTTCATTTTTTTGCGTTCCATCCATCTTTACAACCGATGGCACCGGATCATTGCGAAGTTGCCGTTCATTAGAAACTGAGGCCATCGATGGAATACTGCCACTGTAAATGTGAGTTCCATGATGCTTGATAATCATCCACGGAGCAAACCAAACGCCTATACCAATTTCACGCGCCTTCTGACAAAACCAATAGTCTTCACTAAGATAGCGACCGTGCACGGGTTCGATTTCCGCCTGGAAATATTGAAAAATTTTACGAGAGCCGTCAAACGCGGCTGCACGATTATGATCGGGATTGTACCAATACTGTGGATAGGCTTCTGCGAATTTAGTGAAGACACTGCGTTCCACCATCATAAAACCAGTGCCAATTTCCAGTACCTCGGTTGCTTGGTTCAACTGAATTTCTTTTGTGCCCGGTACTGCGTTGAACACAAAGTCACCAGCAAAATCCGCCAGTTTGCCTCGATCATTGTTCGGCACCATTCCATATCGCACCGCGTCATAAATGTTTTCCCACGCGATACACTTCTTCGGATATGGGCCACCACTGATGGGCTTATCGATAGCAAGAAGGGCGATAACATCGTTCGGATTAAAGTCAATGTCGGAGTCAATAAACATCAAGTGCGTGTGTGAGCTTCGTATAAATTCATCGACCAGATAATTTCGTGCGCGAGTGATCAGCGATTCGTTGAAAATAAATGAGAACTGCACCTGAACGCCATACGCTTGACAGAGGCGAGACAAATCGAGAATGCTTTTGGTATAAGAACCAAAGCATTGCCCGCCATACATAGGTGTTGCGACAAATAACGATTTCTTTTGAAGCTCGGAGACAGGCACTTGTAGATTCATACTTACTCCACGGAAGAAATAATAATATGTTACCTGCTAGTATATAGTACAAAAAATCTTTTAGCTAGGATTACTTTTTGGGCACCTTATACCCTTTGTGATATGCAAGCCGACTAAAAAATCCTCGGGCTTCCGACATGCTATGAAATACAAACTTATGTCCTTTGAATTTACTATACATTTTTCCGATGAAGGTTGGATTCAGTGAAAACGTACCAATAGGTTCCAGTTTGGAGGGATTACTCATGAAAATCAAATAGGCGATAGCTGCATTCCATGGCTTGAAGATTACTGCATCTTGTTGATATTTGGCTCCGGCTTTTTTTAGGAACCCTTTAAGATTACCACTATCGTCCCCGTCACTGCCAATCACTAAGAATGACTCTTCAGTAACTTGACATTCTTCAGGGGTGCCTTCATTTTCAGGCCATGATCCATGCATACGCAAATAGCCAAATCCTGCTTGACGAATTTCACTTTGTAGTTGTCGATTACGACCACGGTTTTGTGCAACAGGAACTACACAACCGCCTCGAAATGCAGTCACGAATCCGATATTACGACGTTGAATATGTGAAAGAATCCGTGAGAGTCCCGCCTCGTCAAGTTGTTGCCACTCTGCACCCACTTCATCGAGGTATTCTATAAAAGACGGTGGTGATGACATAGTACTTCCTTACATGTATATTTATCTTCATCAATATTTAAAAAAGTGATATGCATCAGATGATAAATAAAAAATACGCCGTAGAGATCAAACTCCCTACGGCGTATACCGTTACATCCGTTATAGATAATTTCTATACCGGTTTGAACCAGACCATCTACGGCGAAGTTTCCTCTGGTTTCATCTATGGAGACTGCAAGAGCAGTTTGTCCACCACAACTCAACGTTAGCTAAAATCGAGCGTCTCTGCCTGCCCTTGGAGACTGCAAGAGCAGTTTGTGGCGAATACGGAGTCTACCGCAATTACTTCGACATTTCGCAGGTTAGTCCTAACTAACCTGCCGCACTGGGCCTATAAATCTATTTAGACTCGCCCAGTCGAGTGCGTAGATTAGGATTCCTATTCTACGCATAAAAACACAAGAAATACCCGTCTCTGCCCTATATCACGCTTACGGGTGGAAGATGATCCTACCGCTAGGCAGTTCACGACCAATCATTATTTATCTCACCGCACATCAGACTGGCAAATCATTACGAGTGAGAGACGGAAAAGGACGTGCCTTTTCCGTCACAGGCATTACGCGAAGAGAACCGCACCCTTTGAAGCAAAAGCCGCAGCCACCATCGCACGGCTCGGCGTACCGAGACGATAGACCGGCGTAGTTACGCCGTTGATGTTCTTGCTGTTCTTGTAGATCGACCAGCCCTCTGCACGAAGCTCCGTGATAAGGAACCGTGCACGAGACTCGCTCACTTGGAGACGCGAAGCAATCTGCCCCGTGGTAAAATCATATCCGCTGTTAAACGCGGTAACGAGACGATCCTTCTGAGATTTACGATTAGCCATAGTGTTTATTCTATCCTTTTTCGCCTTGAATTATACATTGTTACATCGGGCGACATCGATGCATCAACAACTGACAAGAACAATTATACCATATCTTGTCAAGACTGCAACATCTTTTTTTGAGTGGATTTCTGCCTAAGTGACACACGTAGGCGATAATATTCCATTGAACATTCAAGGCATTTACCTGCCGATGATGCTTGCGGACGATTCTTATGTTCACATTTAGTTGCCATAGGAATCATTGATATATTGGCATTTATCGACGTTTTTATTGATTGCGTGTATGCGACAGGTAAAAGCGGCGTCGACGAACCGCGTGATGACATGGGCAACCCCGACCGCATGCCTTTACGGTCACGCGATTGCAACCATTGATGCTGTGCCGGAGTGACGACCTGAAAGACAGGAGCCGTCTTATGTTCCCATGTCATATACCCTTTCATGGGTTGCTCGGTTGAGCATGCCACACAAGTCGTTGCGGCAGGAAGGGCTGCTAAACGAGAGGTGGCAATGGGGTTGTGACACGTTTTACACCGTCGCATACGAGATATAGTATACCTGATTATAATATCGAATACAAGCAGCGAGTAGAGCATATTCAAAACCCTATATATTAATAGTATAGACCGGCAAATCGGTCCCCTTCGTGCGCGGGTGGCGTATGAACCAAAACCGCAGCGATGCTGCATTTAGGAGAAACAAATGGCAAATTTCGTCTATAATCAAGGTAAGTTTCTGTTGGCGAATGGTAGTTTAAACTTGTTAACGGATAACGTCGCGCTACTGTTGGTGGCAAACACCTACGAAGCTTCCGCTGCGGTCGCGGTTCTAGCGGACGCAAATACTGTGCATGAAATCGCTTCGCATGAAATCACTACAGGCACCGTGTCTGGATATGCGCGATATGCACTGACCAGCAAAACCGTCAGTGAAACGGACGATGGTAGTACATCAAACGGGTTCGCATTCTTCAACGCGGCAAACGTGACGTTCGCGTCCCTCGGCACTGGCAACACCATTGGTGGCTGCGTTCTGTTCCGTCAAGGTGCAAACAACAACGCTAGTCCGCTTATTGCGTTCTACGATGTGGTGGATACCCCGACGAACGGTGGCGACATCACGATTCAGTGGGCGTCGGCCGCTAACGGTGGCGTGCTGAAGCTCGCGTAATTGTCTTAATTATCTTCCTTCTCGTAAGATTTTAATCAAACGCGCCGAATTCCGGCGCGTTTTTTATTTCCCTAAATAATACCAGAAAATATAGGTGGCTGTCACTTATTCTATAGCGTAAAGTATTTTGCTCAAACAGTAGATAACTAAATATATTATATGCCACTACCAGATTTTCTGTTAACTAATAACACATTCCGTCAGTGGTTACACACAACGAATAATCTGATTAGTCATATCAGTAATACGAGTGTGTATGTATTGGCATCACAGAATGCGACTCCAAACACAACGACGGGAAATGTGTCGATCAATGGCGTAATGTCCATTGTGACCCTCACCGCTAATGGAACGGTGACTGCAAATATATTTTCTGGAAACGGTGTCTCGCTCACCACCTTGAATGCCAGTGCACTCGCGACGGGTACGGTTCCATTAGCCAGACTTGATGCGAATGTTCTCCTAACGACCAGCACCACTGGTATTAATGCGTCAGCCCTCTCAACTGGTACGGTGCCTCTCGCTCGGCTTACTTCGGCCAATACGACAGCCAATGGTGTTGTCGATACGA